GTTTAGATCTATTGCTTATGATCCGAATGACACTATAGAAACTGAAACTTCCTCTAAATATACAGAAGGCATCCCACTTAAAGGTGTGTTCATGCCACAGGGAGAAGAAAAGAAAGAAGAACAAGAACTATCACCATGCCCACCAAAAAACGCACCATATAGACCTGGGGATTGGAGAAATGAGCTTAGATTAGAAAGGCATGTAAAATATGAGCGTGGGTTATTGGAGGGTTCTTGTGACGCAATCTGGGAAGAAGTACCGTTTGTGGACCAATACATCCCAACGGCTAGCGTGGTTGTCTCTACTGCTGTTATCGCTAGTGTGGCTGCGACTACTCCTGTCCTTTTACAGCTTGTAAAACCCTTAGTAAAAAATGTGATTAAAAAGCTGACAAAGAAAAAAGATAAGAAATCTTAACTACTTATATATATCTGATATAATATTTACAAGCCGTGAGATTTGGCTTGGGTAGATAAGTTACTTGGAAGGGGCTTATCTACTTTTTAATTTTTTGTTATATTAAAAAGACCCTGTTTATTTTGGCGAAGGATAGGGTGTCTAGGTAGGCAAGTTTAACCGTGCTTGTCTACTGCTTTAATTTATGAGCATGTGGTAATACTTGATTTGGAATCGTGGTTAATACAACATTACGGCAAGATATAGCGTCATCTCCCACAAATTTAATACCTTCTTTTAACATAGTCGCACATACCTTTAGACGATTAAGGTTTACCTCAAGACGCTTTGCTTCCAACATAAACTCCTGTGTCTTTCTATGAGCTTGTGCAGCCTTCAAACATTCTTGATTAAAACTTTTACCTAAAGGAATTTGAAAACTTAAAGTCGCTCCATAGGATAAATTATGGTTCGTCTGATCTATTCTTTCCTGTTCTGCGACATATAAAATCCTACCAGGGTTAAGCAACTGACCTGTATCACTATCCGTTGTAGTGTCATATATATTGGTTCGTGATTTATTAATTCTGGGAGTATCAAACCCTTCCCCTTTAGTAATAAAAGGAGTGAAAGCCAATGTTGGTAACTGACATTGTATTCCATTTGAAAATCTATGAGTTGGGAAGTTTCCTTGGATCGTTTGAAAACCCTGGTTGACTACTGTTCCTTGGCTAGAACTGCTTGGAGAGGAAATGGTGGTCGAGGCATATGTAGGACTTGAAAATAATAAAGCTACTGAAATAGCGTGACGGAATCTTGCACAGTTTCTATTGTTTGATTTCTTGTTATAACTGACACTGCGTCTAGCCCTGGTGCTAAAAAGTTTTCCATTATCGAGAAATCTGAAGAATTTGGAACCATTTCCCATTGAGGTTTTGTTGGTAGATCTGGTGTTACCCATTGAAAACTAACTTTACCTGTACTTTGACTTGTTGTATATGTGGCATCAGGTGAGATGACAGAACCATCTTTAACTTGGATATTTGTACCAGAAACACTGTAGCTATAACCTGTTCTATAGTTTTCAGTGACGATAGTTTCGTTAATTGTACTGATACTTTTACTTGTTGATTGCATTTGATTGGCAGCAAACCTTGGAGTTGTAGCTTTTGCATCTGAACTATAAAAAGCGATAAACAAAAGCAATAACCATCTCATTAATCCAAGCCAAGAGTAATACTGGTTTGTAGCGTTGCTGTTGTACCAGCACCCATATCAGCCAAGTTAACAGTGAACGCACCACCACTATCCATTGTGATTGCTACAGAACCAGGATCTCCACCTGCAATTACAGTGTTCTTACCAAGTAAAGGAAGAGAAGGAACAGCACCATTTGTTACTGTGGCAGATAATAAACTTGGAACGGCATCTGCTGCAATATAGGATTCTGATACAGAAAACGCATCGCCTGTGTTTACAATGTTGAAGCTAGTGTCGTAGTCAACTGTAGGAACTCCGTTAGCTATTCCATTATCAGCCAAATCAAGAGAACCAATCTGTCCTGCTACAGTATTTGCTTTAGGAGTTACGTTTGTACCAGCTACACTAATAGATGCTGCAATTCGTTCCGATGTAGCAGAAGCACCTAATGTAGATACGCTGGCTACTGATTGGATAGTATGGGTGATGTCTGCAAAACTAGCTGTTGGGAATGCTAGTAAAAGCAAGGGTAATAATTTTTTCATTTTTTGGGATCAACAATTTCCGCACCAATAATTTTAATTGGTGTTTCTATTCTAACTGTTTGGTACGATCCTGACTGTGACGCTAGTAACGCTTCTACTTCTTTCTTGTTTAGTGGCTTTTCATCTGGCTTAAAAGTACCATCTCCACGTTTCTTAGCACCCTCTAGACCAAAGCTAGCAAGGGCTCCAGTTAGAAGTGAAGCAGGAAAAGTTATATCTTTTGGTTCGTTTGTATAACCTGGGATAGAAATGTAATTTAGGCTGACAATAAAACCAGACCACCCGACCACAACAAGTCTTACTACGACTGAGATAAAAGCTAATTGCTCTTCTTTGTCCTCAATAGTTTCTTTGAGTTTTTTTAGTGGACCTTTTTTGACTTCTTCTGCCATAAGTAGTTTTATTAGTCATACTAGACATAATTAAGGATTTAAGCAAATGACAGAGGTACAAGCAGCGTTGATAGGAGCAGCAGCTACCGCATTTGTTATGGTCTTGTCAAACATGAGTAATCGTAGAGAACGTACCATAATAGATATTTACAACAGACTAAACCAGTTATCGCAAGCGGTTAGCAGATTAGAAGGTCAGAACCGATAATGTTTGTTATGTTTGGAATGTAACACATACTTTTTTATGTATAAAATTTTAAAACCAATTTTGATGACGTTTTTAACAACAACGGCTGTCAAAAAATTAGTTGTGGACTTATTAAAGTCACTTGCTAAACAAACTACAAATAATTTAGACGATAAAGCAGTAGAGATTTTAGAACAACAACTCTTTCCTTAAAATGAAAATTAACAAATTTCTCAACATAGACATTCAGCCAGCACCTTTAGAAATGAAATTAGATGTTGAAATGCGTTGTAGAGAAATCATGGCAAGTAATGATATTGATACTATAAAAAGATATTGCACTCATCTTGTAAAACATAAATTAGAACAAGATATATTTCTTGCGTCAATGTTAGGAAGGTTAGTAGAATTAGAAGCAAACCTAGTTGCTACTGAAATTAGAAAAGAAAAGAAAACTAATCCTATAAAAAAGTTTTTTCGTATTCCTTAAGTTCATCATCAGTAAAATCTCGTACCAATAAATTTCTTATCTTATCGACCTCGTAATTAAATTTTAAAATAGATGTTCTTATGTGTTCAGTAACCCATTGCCCATCTTTAAAAACGACTTGAGCTTTTTGTCTGTCATTAATAAACACATAATGATCTTGCCCTTTTAATTGAACATCTAATAAATTTTTTTCTAAATTTTTACGTCTAATTTCTTTTAGTCTTTGTAGTTTTTTAGAGTCACTCATTTTGTTTTGGTTTTTTTCTTAAAGTATTAAGGATTTTAGATAGTGCCCTACCTTGTAATCGGTTCTGAACGGCTTGATTCCAATTCTCTTCATCCTTTTTTAGAGCTTTATCGTACTCATTTTTATCAATATTGTCTTGTAAAAATTTGTAAACAATGTCTCTAATCCAAGACGTAGGCTTAAGTTTTAGCTGTTCTCTGATGTATTTATCAAATAATTCTCCTCTGTTTATATCTATTAAAACATGATAATACTTTTTATTACCATGAGGTTTTTTGCCAGCTTCAGCCATGAATATCTTTTTAATTTATATTATCACATTCTCATTGTATTAACTTTTAGCCTCCCAAGCCTTAATTAATCGCTCCAATTCAGCAATCCTTTGTTTTGCAGCTTCGATTCTTTGTTGTGTTGTCATACGTTGATAATCTAATGATGTTAAATAGTGTTTTCCCTAGGGAGAGTGGCTGAGATTGTCCCATTCTCTGTAATCACGCTCCAGAGCATTGATTTGGCATGGGACAAGTGGTTGGGACAAGTATAATTGTCTCACGATCCAAAAACAATGGGACAATCTATCTTGTCTCACATAGTTGTCCCACCGAAACTAACTGGTATAACTACGATTCTTCCAATGGGACAAGATATGTACCCTCTCCACACGCGAGGATAGCTTTATAAGACTTATTAGATTCTTCATCTTCTATCAGTTCGATAAGACCTTTCTTAATTAATCTTTGGAACGATTTTCTTATCGCAGCATCTTTACCATCAACCATTGGATCGTGAATCATCTGGTTAATCGTATAAGTTTCTGGATGAATCTTTCTTAACTTTTGAAGAACTTTATCTTGAACAGTTGTAGGAGATTCACTATCGTTAGAAACTTCTGGAGTGTAATCAGCTATAGAGAATGTAAGGTCATCATTCATCTTCATTACCATCTGAGTTCCCATTCTTCCAGACCTAGATTTTTCAATGGTAATAAATCTACTGGAGCGACCAACCTTATTTACCTGTTCTTGAGTTGGTTTAGATAGTTTCCAAGTTTCATCAACAGCATCTCTGATAGCAGATGTTCCTCTAAATCCACCATTTTTATTAGCGTGATGAATTATAAGAATTGTTGTTTTAGGGAAAAGAACACCATTATTTCTGGTTAGCCAGTATAAAGGTTGAGCAAAATCTGATTTGTTTTCATCAAAAGCTCTACCACCACTACAACCAATAAGAGAGTCGATAACAACTAACTTAGGAGTATGTTCCTGCATTAATTTAATGAACTGAGCATATCTCTGTAACTGCCAATCAGTTTGAATTTTTACATTGCTAGTAACAGGAAGGTTAACTTCTTCTAATTGTTCTTTTAGCTGAGATAAAGGTTGATCTCCATTAAGTAAAAGAACAGTACCTTTATCTACGGGAACTTTGCTACCTCTAACAAGGAAAGGATCTCCAGTAGCAATATGTTTTGCCATAGTCCAAGCACTCATGGATTTACCATCACCACCAGCACCATAAATAAGAACAACTGAAGGAGTAGGAAGAATGTCAGGTATCAAATATTCTCTCTGAATATCTAAAGCATAAAGGTCAGCCAAATCTAAAATACCTTTTTGGCTTTCATATTGAATTTGGTCAACAATAAGTTTCTCCAAAGATGATTGATCTCTATAACCAGCTTTCAATGCCAAAGTATTTAACTTGTAGTTCATCTCAGCAGGGTTATCCAACTCAAGAATATTTTTGGCACGTTTAATTACATCACCAAAATCAAGAGTAGAAGTTCTAATTTCTTGAACTTGCTTATCTTCAGCTTTACTAACAATCTTTTTATTCTCAGCAGAAAATCTATGTCTTTCAGGATCTTCCCTATCGGCCAACCAAATTAAAGTACCTAAACCAATACCACCACTTTTAAACGAATACCAAGCAGTAGTGCAAGGAGTATCGTGATCACCTGCATCTTCCCATTCTCCTGCAAAGTCAGGATCTTGAGATGACCAGAAAGACCACAATGCTAAACCCATTTCACTAGGAAGGGCAGAATGAATTGCCATTCCAACTTTGACCCAATGTTCTCTGCTACCTAAACCCTGATGAGATATAACGGAAAGACATTCATGGATGATCTGAGCAATTTCATCTTCAGTTCTATCACTAAAATCTAAATCTTTTTTATTTTGTACTGGTTTTGGAGGAGCTTTCATCTCAGCCAATAACCAAGCAGGAGCTACAGGTATGTTTGAAAGATCACCAGTTAATTTATAGAACCCTTCTTCTGAACTATGCCCGCCTGGGTAAGCACCATATATAACACCCTGTCTTCTTCCCCAAAGTATTTCATAATTACCACCATCTTCTTTACGAAGACCATGACCTTTAACATCGCCCCATAAAGCTTCTGGAACAGTAAAGATATACTTTGCTGCATCTTTCTTAGTAGAAGTAATCTTAGGAGCACCTATAAGTGTTTCAGACCATTTTCTTTTTAATACTGAGTGGTCTTTATCAATATCAAGAATTACGATACCTTTTCCTCTAATACCTGTATAAAGGCCAACAGCTTGAAGGTCAGGGTTTTTATCTATAGCTAGTTCTAAGTCGTGATTATCAAAATCTCTTTCCCATGATTCTTCTAAAGGATTTTTACCAGTTGCCTTACGGCCTGA